GCGCCTGCCCTTGCGGTGTCACCGCTCCGCGGACTGCCTGTTGGTATCTGTGTAATATTGAATGTCATAAATTTTCTAGAAATTTTTTCTAGAAAAAGTATTGACATATTTCTAGAAAAGTGGTATTGTAATATCAGAAACAAGGAAAACCAATAATACAAAAATAGAAAATGGAGGAATAATAATGACAGTAGAAGAAATTAAAACCGTATTAAATGAAAGATGCAATGAATCGTGGGATATGCTTAAAATAATGGAAAACTATTATGGACAATCTAGCATGCAAGCACAGAAAGCATTGACTAGATGGGTTGCTTTTGATGACTTATACAGAGAGGTGTATAAGGAAGCACCGCTTTATAGTTTTGATTAATATATCTGCTGTGCTATCGGCGTAACGGGCAGAAAGGAAATTTGCTATGAAAACTTTAGCTTTAGAAAAACTGTATACCGTACCAGCGAAAATGGAGGATATACCTTTATATGTAAAACAGGAAGATATTGACGGGAATATCCATATTTACGTGTATGACCATGCGTCTCTTACAAATGGCTACGTTAAAAAGAATTCATTCTGTAAACCAGTGCCATATAAAGGTAATTTTGGTAAAGGCTTTACTGTAAACTTACATAACAATCTTTCTACACGTTATGCGTTGAAAGCTTATTATATCGAAGTTTCTCACCGTGCTGTTTGTGCCGCGAATGATAATTGTACCATGTGTCCATTATATTCAAAAGTAGGCTCAGAAGAACAGTGTTATTATTAAGGAGGTAATTATGAGAGTAAAAGATTTTGTCCGTATGTATAAAGGTTTTGACCGCATTAGAGTTGAAATCTATGCAAGTGTTAGTGTGTTTAACGAAGAACATTATGTATTAGTAGCATCATTTGACATGGACTGTGCAAAAATCTATCCTGTCAAACGTGAAAATTACTTGTCAGAAGAAGCAATAGGGTTTGAAATAGTCAACGGAGTCTTACGAATATTTATAAGGGGGTGCGAATAAATGCCGCAGTCGAAAGATTATTCTATCTACCAGGAACTCGATCTCTCCCTCGACCAGATCAAACGCGAACTTCCACGCGTTGCGCAGGCGGCAAATAGCCGCCTTGCCAAACTGGAAAAAATTCACGCGCGCGACCAATGGGCGTATGGACGCGTAAAAGAATTTTTTGCTTCACAAGGGCGTGAAAAAAATCGTTTCTTGAAAGGCGTTAAGCGTTCGGATGCATCCATTCGGCAGGAATGGGACACCATGGTTGCTTTTTTGAACGCACCAGAAACTACAGTAAGTGGTTATAAAATCGCAGAATTTCAGCGGAGGTTTGATAAATCTAAGAAAAAAATTAATGCGGTTGTAGCAGAAGATAACTATAAAGACTTGTATCATTTTCTGTCATCAAATTTATACAGAAAGAATCTTCGTAAAGAACTTGCGTCCAATCAAATTATAGATGACTTTGTAGAAAAAATAGACGATCCTAAACTTGATTATAAGGATATTAAAAAAGATTATCAATTGTATCTCGATGGTTATACAACAAAAGAGGAATTGTTTGCGAAAAAACGAACAAAATTAAAGTAGGGGAAAAAATATGTATGAATTGGAAGTACCGATACAAGTAAATGGAACAGAAACTACAGCAATAGAAACAGTGTATTCATGTAATGATTTTCCATTTTCTGATTTCCAGACTTTGCGCGAATGCCGCAAGCGTGGAAGAAAGAAAAAACCTATCGTCTATTATGACGTGGAAATGGCGTTTGATATCGAGACAACTACGTTAGAAAAACTCGATTACGAACGCTATAACAAAACAGGTGAAAAAGTGGTAAAAGGTACAGCGTATCTGTATCAATGGCAGTTCTGTTTGAAAGATACGGTATGCTTCGGTCGCACATGGAACGAGTTTCTTTCATTCTGCGAAAAACTGCATTTGTATTTGAAAACTTCTGATACGAAACGTGCTGTAGTATACGTTCATAATTTATCGTATGAATTTCAGTTTATGAAAGATTTCGTAGCATTTGACGAAATTTTTGCGCGGGATGCTCATAAAGTAATGAAATGTTATGCGTATAAATATGGGATTGAGTTTCGATGTTCCTACTTTCTCAGTAATATGTCTCTTTCAAAATTCTGTGAAAATAGTGAGGGAGTGTCTCACTATAAACTTGTTGATACGTATGATTACAAAAAACTACGTACACCAACAACACCTCTCACGGACGTTGAACAGGGATATTGCTATAATGATGTTCGCGGCTTGTGTGAATGCATCCGCGCCTTACGAAAAGAGGATAATCTAGCAGAAATCCCCCTTACATCAACTGGCTACGTCCGCCGAGAATTCCGCCGTGCCATGCAGGCAGATAGCGGTTATTATCCGGGAGTATTTGCCGATCTGGCTTTGACGTTACCGCAGTACCAACTCTGTAAAGACGCGTTCCGCGGCGGCAACACGCACGCCAACCGCATCCACGCGGGGCACACGATCACCGCGAAAAAAGGGGAAAACGCAATCGTAATGGGAAGCATGGATATTTCCAGTAGCTACCCCGCGCAGATAGCAATGGGTTACTATCCCATGAGTGCGTTTCGGGCGGTTGAGATTACATCGCAAGAACAGTTTGACAATTTGTGTGCTACACGTTGTGTTATCATGCGGGTACAATTTGACAACTTGCGTATGAAAGAAAATATCCCCGTCCCGTATATCCCGCTGTCAAAGTGTCAGAAGCACGGGAAAGATTGTGTGATTGATAATGGACGCGTATTGTTTATTGATTGCTGTGAAATAGCAATGACGGAAATTGACTTGTCGATCATAAAAAATCAATACGACTATGATTTCTTTACCGTCTCGGAGTGCTACGTAGCCGCGCGCGGAAAATTACCGGAAAGTATGCGTAAAACGATGATGTCATTTTTTATCGCAAAAAGCCAGTTGAAAGGAAATCCCGATAAAGTCTATGAATATATGAAATCTAAGAATAAACTAAACAGCACGTTCGGGATGTGTGTGACCGATCTTTTGCAGGACGAATGGGCAATGGATGCTTTTACGGGAGAATGGCATCGGGAAAAAGCAGATGCGGAAAAAGCACTGAAAACGTACTATGATGGAAAAAACAGCTTTTTGCACTATCAATGGGGAATCTATGTTACCGCCCACGCAAGAAAGCAGTTACAAGATATGCTGGACGTGGTTGGAATGGATGCCGTGTACTGCGACACCGATAGTATCAAGTTTTTACATCCGGACGTACACATTCCAGAATTTGAAGCCAAAAACAAAATACTGGAAAAACGTGCGATTGATAATGACATTCCTGCGTTTTGTGACGTTGGTGACAAACGTTATATTCTCGGCGTTTGGGATATGGATGACCTCTATATCCAGTTTAAGACCCTTGGCGCGAAAAAATACTGCGGCGTTGAATGGGACGAAAAAGCGGCGCAATCTGGCAAATACCCCGTGCGTTTTACGTCTACGGTCGCTGGCATGAATAAGAAACTTGGAGCGGAAAACTTAAAGTGCTGTAATAATTTCCGTCTCTGCCGCCGGATGGAAAATGTCGGACGGACAATCAGTTGCTTTAACAACTCGAAACCCCATTACATCAAAGTCAACGGGGAAGAAATATTAACTGCAAGTAATATAGGAATCATTGATACCACTTATACCTTAGGTGTATCGAATGAATACTATGAAGTATTGGTAAACTCGCAAGACGGAGTGTTACCGGAATAGGAGACGATATGAGATATTTTGTGTTTTTTATGTTTTTAGTATTATCAACGATCTGGGCGTTACATGAGGAAGAACTCGACCTTTCCATCCTGCTTTTATTTTTGGATATTTTCTTTATTTTCTTATTTTAACTATTGACTTTTTTGGTAGGCAGTGCTATTATAATACTTGTAAGAACAAATAGCCACATAACGAAAGGAGAAAAAAAAATGGTTAGAACAAAAATCGAAAAATTTATCTATTCTGTCATTGACAGAAACACAAAACAGGTAATCGGCTTTTTTGAGTCCACCGTAGAATTAAAATCTCAGAAAGCAAAAGTAAACGCGCTCACTTCCGCAGGCTACGCAGAAGATTCTGTTTGTGCCTTAACCGACACCGTTTCCGCCCGCTACGAAATGCCGGATGAGCAGTTTTTTGCAGAAGCAAAAAGAATGCCGGATGAGCAGTGTTTTGCAGAAGCAAAACGAATGGACTAAGCGCACAAACCGCGGTCTGGAATAGTCCAGATAAGACAACGATCAAAGCAACGCGCCGCGGTTCTGCATAGCAACAAATTAAATCAAAAGGAGAACGAATCATGAGCAAAGCTAAAATGAAATTAAACAACGTAACTGTTAAATACGCAAAAGAGGAAGACGGAAAAAGCGTTCTTTCCGCGTCTATCTCTGCCGATCAGCAGAAAGCCATTTTTGAAAAAATCATCGAGGAGTTTGGGGAAGATGCCGCCGCAGAAGCGAAATGGATTCCTGCAAAGGAAACCTCCGAAGCTGGTTTGTACGTGAAAGCGCAGACCAATTACCACGTTGACTTTTACGAGGACGGCGTAGAGAGCGACACCGTTTCGAGTGTTGACGAACTGGGCAAAGGAGCAGTAGTTGACCTGTTCATCTCTATCGGAGAAAGCAAGTTCCGTCGCGACAAGGGATTCACCGCATACCTTTCCGCGGTAAACGTTCATAAGTTCGGTGATACCGAAAAGTTTAACCCATTTATGGAATAAGTAACCATGAACTGGGTACGCGCCCCGACTGGCGGACGGTAACTTGAGTATTTATATTATCTGTAGTTGATTGTTACTATATCTTGTGTGAGATAAATTCCATACGTGTAAAAGAGCTACGTTTTTCCAGCGTAGCTCTTTTTATACCCAGCGAATCTCTGCCTTTCACCGCCGTCCATCCGCAGTCAAAACGTGCGATCATCGTGCGATAAACGTGAGATTGTCTGCGGTTTTGCTGGCGGGGAACTGGCGGTTAACATAGATTATGCGGGACGCGGTGCGCGGGTTGAGGAAATGCTAGAAAGGAGGAAGTGAAACAAAATGTTTCACGTGAAACAATGATTTTTTGGAATGATATCAAATGGGAAAAACTTTTTGCTAACTATGATGTGAAATTTGAGGCGATAGACGATAACGGGAAAGCGATTCACTATTACAATCCGATTCGTTTGTTTACGGAGCCGGACGTGGACGGGGAGTTCGCTGGAGTGGCAATTACGTGTTCCAACCGTAGCGCCGGAAAGACCAGTGCGTTTGCCGCGGCAAGCTGTATCTTGTGCAAAGAGTACGGATTGCAGACCGGATGGATTTTCCGGACGAAAGGGGAAATGACGGGAGCGGCGGCGATGTACGAGGATATGTTGCAAATGTATCCAAAATTGGGTAGTGTGATTACCTATAAAAATCTGGATAAGAATGGAAATGTCGTGCGGTATTTTCTGGACGGGGAGCCATTCGGATGTGCGTTTAGCTTTGGAAGTAAGATGGACAGCGTGAAAAAATTATCGCCGTATTTTCGGGATATTTACTTTTTGTTTTTTGATGAGTTTTCCATGGAGAGTGGACAGTACGTAAAAGGAGAGAGCGAAAAACTACAATCGTTGTTATTGACGATCAGCCGTGGAAACGGAAGTCAGTCCCGATGGTTTAAGCTGGTGATGGCATCGAATAATATTTCGCTACTTAATCCCTATTTTGTATTTTTTGGTATACACAAACGGTATCAGAAAGAAACCAAAATGATGCATGGAAGTGGTTTTGTGTGCGAATTTACGCACAATGACAGCGCTAGTAAGGCGATGTGGGAAAATACTGCTCTGAAAGCATTCCGCGGCGGACACTATATGAAGAGCATGAGTGTAGGAGATCAGATGTTGATTGATGATGCCGTGTTTGTGCAAAAGCCGACCGGACGGTCGCGGTATCTGTTTACGATCGAGCACAGCGGAAAAAGTTATGGGGTGTATGAGTATTACGAAGAGGGGTACATCTATATTACGCATAACTATAACCCGTCTTGTAATTTTGTCGCTGTATTTCGGGACGGTGACCACACACAGAACACGGTTATGTTGGAACACTATGATTATCTATTCGAAAATCTGGTTGATGCGTACCGGAAAGCATACTTGCGATTTGACGATCTAGACAGCAAAAATATGGCGGTTGAGTTATTGGGAATTGATCTTTATAAATAGTTTGCGTATGACGGACAAAAGTACTTGACAGACGGACAGAAAAGAGGTATCATGAAAATACGGGGAAACCTTTTAAAAAGGGGTCGCCACGGTTGAGTAAACCGCCCTGTCCTTGGCAGGTCAAAAGGTTTCCTTGTTTTATGGACAGGAAGAAAGGAGCAGAGATGGCGAATATCGTTTTTAATATGATTGTCGGAATGATGAAAAAAGAAAATGCCTACCTTGCTTATACGGTACGTTATAGAGGGGATGAGAAAGACACGTTGATTCTCGTCCCACATGAAAATTATGAATCTCATATCCGTTACTTATGGGATTATTTTTTCATGGATGGCAACTCTTATAACAGTAAATCGCCAATCCGATTCATTCATAACTTTATTATGTGTGATAAAGTTAGTGAGATTGAGGACTGGTTGAAATGGAATGATAAGGAGGTGGACGAATGGATGTGACAGTAGCACAGTCAATTACGCAGATGGTTGGAACACTTGGTTTTCCGATCGTTTGTTGTGGCGCACTTTTCTTGGATCGCATCAAAGCAGAAGAACGCAGAGCAAAAGAAGCGGAATTACATCGGCAGGAAGTAGCAGAATTGCAGAAAGCAATAGAAGCAAATACACTTGCTATTACCGCATTATGTCAGCATTTAGGAGGACAGAGCAATGAGTAAAATCGAAAACGCAGTTGCATGGGAGGAACAGATCGCCGCCGATGATCGCCACGGTTACTCACAGGTACACCGGAATGGACCTGATTATGATTGTTCATCATTTGTCGGAACGGCACTTGCAAAAGCTGGGTTTCCAGTCAGTCAGTACAGTACCACAAGAAATCTCGGCGAACAGTTGGTAAACGCTGGTTTCGTAAAATGCAGCAACCCGTGGAAACGCGGTGATATCCACCTTGCAGCCGGGCATCATGTAACGATGTCGGTTGACGCGAACCGCATCGTTCACGCCAGCCAGTCCGAAAACGGCGGGATTGATGGTCAGACGGGAGATCAGACCGGAAAAGAAATCTGCGTTCGGTCTTATTATGATCTCCCGTATGAGAATACCGTCCATTATCGGTATGCTGTAAAAAACGAAAAGCCGCAGAAACCTATTGAGAAATGTATCAAGACCGAGTCCGCACGTAGTTTTGACCGGAAAATCGCCGGAGCCTATCATACCAACGATCGTTATAATCTGCGCGTAGGAGCCGGGATGGACAAAACGGTCATTTTGACGTTGCCAGCCGGAACCGGTGTTAGAAACTACGGGTATTATACCGGAGAATGGTATCTTGTGAAAGCTATCGTTAATGGAATTGTCTATACCGGATATGTAGCAAAAGAGGGTCTGACACGTGGCTGATCTGACGCTTGCTTATAACACTTGTATCGAAATTTGTAATGCACCGAACGTTGGTTACTCACAAACTTATCGCGAGGGGCAAACGGTCGGAGGTATTACGTACTATGATTGTTCGTCCCTCATGAGTTATTGTTGTACAGTAGGTGGTTTTTTGGCAAGAAACCCGTGGTTTACAACTCGTAGCATGGATGGGTATCTGATCGGCGCGGGATTCCAGAAAGGAACCGCAAACCAGCCTTGGAAAAAAGGCGATATTTTGTGGCGTTCCGGGCATACCGAAATGGTATATGACCCGGCAGACGGCGGCGGATATACCATGGGAGCGCACACAGACAGCTACCCACTGGAAAGACAGGTGTCTATTAATACGTTTGTGAGTCCATACAGCGCATGGACGTATCTGTACCGATACCCAGTTGAGGTACAAAGCGGTATCAGCCAGTATGTAATTGCCGCCATCTGTGGCAACTTCTGGCAGGAGTCAACCATCAATCCTGGATTGTGGCAAGGCACGATTGTCGGCTCGCCCGGTTATGGTCTGGGTCAGTGGACGGATAACGCCGACACGAATCGGCGAACGCAATTATTTAACTGGCTGGACGCGAACGGGTACAGCCGGGAAGATGGTAACGCGCAGTTAGAATATCTGATTTATGAAAATGTCTGGTATTCGGTCGGAGCCGCAAGTGCTTACGAAAATCTGCAAGCATTTTTGCACAGTGACAGTACCGATCTGGACGCACTGACCGCCGCCTATATGAAAGGGTGGGAGGGTATCAGTGACGATGGAACGCTAGCTTTTCGGCAGGAAAAAGCACACGCGTGCTTCAATTATATTTCCGAACACGCAAAAGATTCTGCAATTACCGGATGGATTGTTGGAAATCGCTATCTATCCGATTCCGAACGATTGAATAACGCTATTATGGTATATCGGTATCTGGCAAAAGGTGAACAACCAGAACCACCCGAGCCGCCGCATCCTATGAAACCGAAACGGCATAAAATGCCTATCTGGTCATATCCCAATTTAAAAAGGAGGTTTTAAAAATGACACTAGAAGAGTATTGGACAGAAATTGTTGCCGACATTGGAAACATCGAAACGCATGGTGACGCGATCGCCGCCATCAGCGAAAAAATCAAAACCGAAGATACCGACATCGGAGCTCTGATGTCAGAACGTGACGCGCTGGTCGCAGAACGGGACGAACTGAAAGGAAAGTATGATGCCGCCGTTGCTGAAATCAAAAGCCGCTGGTCTGATCTTTCCCACGGCGGAAGTATCACAAAAGTAACTGAGTTTGGCGGAAAAGTGCCGGAAGCAGAAGACACCGCAACAAGTATCAATGATCTTGATATGTCTCAGCTCATCATGAGCGGAAAAGGAGAGTGAAAACAATGACAGAAAAATTAGATATGACCAATATTAATATGCTGAATGCCGTACGCTCGACTATGAGCGTTGATTACCGTGACCGCGTCCCGGTGGCAACACGCGAAAATATCGCAGATATTGCGAAAACGTTAACTGACCCGTACAATCCGATGGCAAGAAACGAACTCGTTCCGGCACTGGTGAATCTGATCGCCAGCCAGTCCATCAGCACGGAAGCGTTCCGCAACCCGCTTAGAGTGCTGAACAGTAACGCTATGCCGTATGGAAACGGAGAACAGGAAGTCTACGTAAATTTTGCACAGGGTTACGCGCACGATGCCAATATCAGCATCGAAGATGCGACCGCCATTTATGACAGCTACATTATGGCGCTGTATCATGTAATCAATTTTAATAACGATTATCCGGTAACGATCTGGTTTGAGGATATGCGCGGCGCGTTTCTCGATGATTACGGACTCAGAAGTCTAGTGCAGGCAAAAGTGGAGAGTGTCGTTTCCGCTTGTAACTGGGATGAGTTTACCACGGCAAAAGAACTGATTGCATCTGCAAAGCGCGCGGGTCAGATTTATCCGGTGCATGTGGATGCGGTTACAGATCAAGCATCCGCGAACGCACTGGCGAAACAAATTCAGTCCTATATTGACAAGATTCAGTTTCCGAACCCGCTGTATAATTTCGCTGGCGCGACATCGGCGGCAAAAGAAGATACCATTCTTCTGTTTGTCGACCCAGATACCAAAGCCGCGATGAACGTTGACAGTTATGCAAGCGCGTACAATCTCGACCGGATGATTCCGAAAGCACAGCAGGTTTTAATTGATAACTTTAACGATGCTGAGGGTATCGTGGCTGTACTGGTAGACAAACGATTCTTCAAAATCCGTGAACAGTACCGCATGATGGTACAGGACAATGTCAATCGTGGTTTGAGATGGAACAGTACCTATACCGTAAAAGAGATGTTCTCTTATTCCCTGTTTTATCCGATCATCATGTTTACGACCGAGACGGTTGATGTTTCTTCCATTACCGCAAGTGACGTGGGACTGGTGAAAGCTGGAACAGATGTCGACTTCGGTGGAAGTTTTTCAGTTACTTCTACAGGGGTAGCTGATAAAGCGATTGACGTAAAAGTAGAGGGTAACTCTTCTGCCGATACGTTTGTAATCCCGGGAACTACGATTCTTCGAATCGCAAAAGACGAAAAGAATCTGAAAACGAAAACAAATAAAACAACGAGCGTAAAAGTTGTGATTACCAGTCGTTACAATTCGTCCAAAACAGCAACCATTTACTTTACTTCCGATTAAGAGAGGTGGGAAACATGGAATCATTTATTCCAATGCCGCCGCAATCCGATGTGGCGGCTGTTTCCCCGCAGACCACGGTTATTTTGGCTAGTGGTATTGAGTGGGGAAACGATTATGAACACGTAAGATACTACGAAAACGGAAAAGCAGATTGTTTGGCGCACGTAAGAGAAAAAGCAATTCATATTTTTAAGCAGTCCGCGCCCGTGAGATGGGGAGAACTGACTTATAAAGGAAAAGGGAATGAGAGTGAATTTCTGAAATGCAATTATATTGCTTTTCAGAACAAACCCTATACGGAAGAATGGTATTTCGGTTTTGTGACGCGCGTAGAATGGTTGAGTGACGGAAGTTTTAAGATTTATTTCGAACCCGATCGTTTCCAGAACAGTTTTTACGATGTGGTATTACAGCCGTGCTATGTGGAACGGGAACATATTGACAAAAAAGCTGATTATGCCGGAATTAATTTAGTGCCAGAAAATCTGGAAACGGGGGAATACGTGGACAATCCGAACGAACAGAAACTTTTGAATCTCGGTCCGATGCAGTATTGTTTGAGCGCGAGTGCAGACGAAAACGGAACAAATATTATACCCATTATCAATCAGGGAATTTTATCTGGTTTGACATTTACTCGGAAAACAAAATATACGGACTTAATCACAGTTATCCAGAATTACGTCAAAAGCGGAAACGGAGATGCGATTGTTAATGTATATCAAGCACCAGAAGCGTGTTTCCAGACAGATGCATCTGCTTATACACAAGTAACCGTTCAGCCAGATGCACTTGACGGCTATATACCGAAAAACAATAAACTATATCAGTATCCCTATTGTTATTGTCTGGTCAACGATGGTTCGGGAATACAGCATACTTTTAATTTCGAATACGGTAAAAATGGAGCATTAACCATGCAGGTGTATGGCGTTATGTTTAATATTCCGGCAATCTTTGTGGCTCCGCGTGAATATAAACGTACTGGTGGGTCAAAATCCCCATACGGTTTTATCATCAATAATTTCCCACAGTGTGCATGGACAAATGACGGCTATCAGGCTTTTCTAGCGCAGTCTAGTCCGTTATGGGACTACTCCAAAAAGCAGAATGCAATATCGCAGATTGGAAATTTAGCAGGAGGATTAGTAGGAGCATTAAGCGGAAATTTAGCCGCTGGCGTTGAAAGCATTTATACCGCGGCAACCGGAACATATCTACTGAACGAAAACATTAACGCACAAAAAGAAAGTCATGATTTGATTCCACCGACAGCAAAAGGCAATTCATCTGGAAGTTATGTTGCCACCGCATTGTTCGGCAGTCAAGTTTACTGTCATGTGATGAGTGTAACCGCTCAGATGGCAAAAACAATCGACGATTTTTTCACAATGTACGGATATGCAACGCACAAAATTAAAGTACCCAATATTACGGGGCGTTCAAATTGGAATTTTGTCAAAACGGTTAATTGCAGCTTGCATGGTTCGTGTGTTACCGATGATATCAACTTTTTGCAGACAATGTTTAACCGCGGCGTTACGTTCTGGCATACGGACGATGTGGGAAACTATGGTCTTTCCAATAACTAAGGAGGTGATATCATGTACAATAACCCGTATCGGGTGAGTAACAAGGAAGTATGGGGACAGTGGGAAAATAATCCGAATACATCACCGGAAGAAAAACTATATTTCCGGCACTTTTTTGACAAGTTTGTAAATTTAGCATTATCACGTTATGAGTATGACGGTTTACCGGATGAGATTCCGCCGCGGATGCTCAACTCCTATCTGTTATGGCAGGGAATGTGTCTGTTCAAAAAAGAACCAATCACCGGACTATTCGGCGTTTTTGGTGTGAATCTGGTTGGGGAACCGGATATTTACGGCATCCCTACCGATTGGATTGCTTATGCCATGAACGGACAGTATTATGAACAGACGGATAAAGAAGAAAGCGCGTTGATTTTCGCAAGACCTTTTGCCGTGCCGGAAATTTTAAGCATTATTCTGCATTCGCAGAGTCTAGCAGAGAAAAAAGCGTCAACAAGGGTAAACGTGATTCAGCAGAGGACGCCAGTAGTTATCAGCGGGGATTCTACGCAGAAACTCAGCATTGACAACTTTATTAATAAATGGGTAAAAAATATTCCTTTCATCAAAGCCAAAAACGATCTGCGAAAACAGATTCAGATTGATACCATTGATCTGAAAGTGCAACCGATTTTTAACGAACTTGACACCGCCGCACAGAGAGAAGTAGCAGAATGTCTAGCTGATCTCGGTATCGAAGCAAGCGGCGTAGAAAAACCGGAACGGCTGGTTTCCGCAGAAACGAGTTACAACGATGGAGAGATCGAGTTGACAAGAAACGGAAATCTGGCTACCATTCAGAGAGGACTTGATGCGATCAATAAAATGTATGGATTGAATATTCATGTACATTTTAACTCTAAAATGGTAACGCCGATTAACCGACCGGATGTTTTCGACACTACAAATGCCGAAACCTACACACAAGAAAACAACGGAAACGACACGCCGGAAAGTGAGGTGGAATGATGTTTCTTAGCTATAACTACGAAACGAAAACGCTAACGAATACCATTGAACAGTTAGTTATTTCCGATCATGTACTTTCACCACTTGAAAATCAGACCATTGATAATATGATCGAAGTCGCCGTTCCTTTAATCTTCAATTTTGACTTTCCGTTTTATGTCGATGCATCCGCGCCCGAATATGCAACCGCAAAACTTGCGTTCGAAAAATCGTTCTGTTTACAGTATTTTCGAGAACAGATCGGGTTGGAAACTATCGGAGAATTTCAATATCATCTAAAAAAGATTCTCACACTCAATATGCCATACTATGAGCAATTGTACCGGAGTATTACTTTTGAGTATAACCCACTGATTACTCATAAGAGTACGCGAAAAGTAACGAGTACAAAAGACGATACCAGAACAGGTGTAATATCGGGAGACAGTACAGCAAAAAACACAACAACAGCCGATACGAATAACAACACACAAAACATTCATTCTGACAACCCACAGATTAATTTTGCCGGAACGAATTATGCGTCCACAATGGAACGGGGACAGAATACCATCCATAATAGCGCGGTAAGCAATGGAGAGAATACGACAAAAACCAACAGTAATGACACGTATCATGCAGATAATAATGATACGATTGAAGATGAGGGTTTTGACGGTAGTTACTCATTAGAAGTACAGAGATTCCGAGATACTATCCTTAATCTTAACAAACGTATCTGCGATGATTGCAGAGAATTGTTCTATCAATTTTATTAAGGAGGAATAGCAATGGCAGATAAACCAACGATTCCAGATTTTCCTACGTTGCCAGATTTCGGTCAGATGATTACGCAGGCTTGTGAAGTTGTCGCAAGTGTACGGGGGATTCCGTATGATTTTAACGGGACGTTGAGTCTGGAAAACAAATTTGTTGTTCTGTTTAAAACGGTCAAAGAAATGTTTGACGCGCAGGACGAACTTGTGAAAAGTTATAAGGCGTTATATGATTTTGTCAATCAGTATTTTACCAATCTTGATCTTCAGACAGAAGTCAACAAGAAAATAGAAGAAATGAAAGACAGCGGCGAACTTCTGAATTTATTAAAACCTACTGTAAGCAATGAAGTATCAACATGGTTAGCATCTAATATCACGAATCCATCCAATCCGCCGATTGATAAGTCGTTGACGGTAGAAAATGCCGCCGCGGATTCTAAAGTGGTTGGTAAAAGACTGTTAAAAGATGGCATTGCTTATAGTAAACAGTTTAGTAAATCTTCGTACTATAAGGGTACTGGAATTAGTAGTTCAATTGATGCAAATGGAACTTCATATATTTCTTTTGATGACTATAATAAGGGAGAAAGCGGTACAAACATTAATTTAATCGGTGTTGAGTCTAGTTTTACTGTTCCAATAGTAAATCCAAAAACTGACACACTAGACGTTTATTATCTAGTTGATGCAAGAGATGCTAGAATTGATGGAGGGTACTCTCTTTCACTCTGGCTATCGTCTCACAACGATTGGAGTAATAGTAATGTGTGCTATGGCGGTTACATTGATTTTAAACCAGGCAAAATATCATTGAACAAAATGACACTTCATAAAGGTGCTTCAACTTCTAACGTTATTAACTCAGCTATATTAAGAATTGATAAAGCTTCGCAGGTGCCAAACACTGTTAATATTAAATTCATGCTATTCACGGATAGTACACTGTACGACTTGTGGAATACTATTTCTGTGGTAGACAATACGCTTACAATTAATGGTGCGGCGGCAGACGCTAAAGCGGTTAGTGAAAGACTGTTAAAAGATGGCATTGCTTATAGTAAACAGTTTAGTAAATCTTCGTACTATAAGGGTACTGGAATTAGTAGTTCAATTGATGCAAATGGAACTTCATATATTTCTTTTGATGACTATAATAAGGGAGAAAGCGGTACAAACATTAATTTAATCGGTGTTGAGTCTAGTTTTACTGTTCCAATAGTAAATCCAAAAACTGACACACTAGACGTTTATTATCTAGTTGATGCAAGAGATGCTAGAATTGATGGAGGGTACTCTCTTTCACTCTGGCTATCGTCTCACAACGATTGGAGTAATAGTAATGTGTGCTATGGCGGTTACATTGATTTTAAACCAGGCAAAATATCATTGAACAAAATGACACTTCATAAAGGTGCTTCAACTTCTAACGTTATTAACTCAGCTATATTAAGAATTGATAAAGCTTCGCAGGTGCCAAACACTGTTAATATTAAATTCATGCTATTCACGGATAGTACACTGTACGACTTGTGGAATACTATTAATGTCGTTGATTATACAACTGACCTTTGCTTTTGGGGAGATAGCTTAACAGCAGGAGCCGGAGGCTCTGGGACAAGTTATCCTAACGTTTGTGCTTCTGAATTAGGAATTACTTCTTTCAAAAATTGCGGTGTTGGCGGAGAAAATGCTAATACAATAGCTTGTAGACAGGGCGGTAATTCACTTATTCTTAAGGCTGGAACAGTAAGTACTTATTCTTTGACAGAATTAACAGATATTTACGGAACTTCATGCAATCCATTAAGACAAGGATCAGGAAGTAATACTGTTAATCCTATATATATCAATGGTGTAAAATGCAACTTATCTATTTCACAGACAAGCGCAACTGACCCGAATGCTAAATACACGATTACAGGCTATAATGAGCCGTTACTTGCAGAAACACCAGTTAAATTCTCCGGGTGCGATATTACTGCTAAAATTACTGTTATTTTTGTTGGACAAAACGGACCATATCTAGCAGAGAGATTAAGTATCATTGACTCAATGGTTAGTAAAATTAACGACAAATATATAGTAATGGGTCTTAGCTCTGGAAGCGCCACTAGTAGATCAGACGAAGAATCACAGATGCTTAGTAAGTACGGCGTGCATTATTTTAACACAAGAAACATGCTTAGCAAGTACGGTATGGCTATAATGAATCTCACGCCAACATCCTCAGATGTGAATGAAATGAGCAAAGGAGAAGTGCCGTCATCGTTACGTTCAGATTCAGTTCATCTTAACGCAAATGGATACACCGCTTTAGGTAAAATGCTTGCACAAAAAATCCGTGCTTGTGGATACGTATAAAGCCTTTCTATCATAAACTATTCAATTTACACACATAATCACTCCCGCGCCGTATCCGCCACCGGAGGGCAACCGCCTCCGGCGGTCACTGGCAGACAACCGAGCGTTACTGCGCGATTACTAAAATTACACATATAATAAACCACATCAACAACCGCGGAGCGAACGCGGAGCGGTGACACCGCAAGGGCAGGCGCGGACGGCAATCACTAACGTTACACAGATGTCCAACTGGCAGTCCGCGGAGCGGACGACACCGAACGGGCAGGCGCGGACGGCAATCACTAACGTTACACAGATACCAACAGGCAGTCCGCGGAGCGGTGACACCGCAAGGGCAGGCGC